TTGTAAACCCCGCCTGTGTGCGGAATCTCTCTTCTTCTTCCATACGCATATTGTCTTCAACAGAGTGTCTTTCATCTTCAAGTTGTTTCTTCATTTGCTCTCCGGTCCAGACACCAAAAAACTTATCGAAAACTAAAGCGATTTTCTGCACTCCAGTGTTTCTAACGGCGGCGTCGGCGGAAGTTTTTTGAGTCTCCACGCCGTTGCCTCCGAATCTACTGAAACCGAAAACCCTAAAACCGTTTTTATCAGTTCTAGTTTCGCTCATTATGCGTATGTACCTCCAGCACGACCCCAGCAGCGCCAGTTCTTAATAAAAATACCACAGCGCATATTAATTGAAGCCTTATACCCAAGATTCTCTTCATCTCTGAAGAACCGAATCTCTGGCATTTGACGTTGATGGAATTGAAAGTCTTTATGCTGTCTTTTACCGATATAAAACTCAGCTTCAGCCTCTTCCAAATAATCCCATGCAATTGAATCAACTAATTTATAATAAGGGTTCATATCGTTTAATTCACCACTAGGAAGTCCTCTTGATGTATCTAAGATTCTTTCCATCTTAAAAGCATCTGATCCTGGGCGCGTTAAAGCTGTATCCATAGGATTTTTGATGATGCGATCACGTTCATTACGATTATTAGTCGCGGTCATAAGAGAATACAATGTATCAAAGTCTTCAGGAGAAATCACTAAAGAAGAATCAGCATTGTAATATGTTCCGCCACCCTTAGTAGAGCGAGTATTACCAGTCAAGTTAAACAAAGGCTCTGAATCATGCATTAGATCACCTGAACTATCTGTATTACCAGTATGTGATCCGTTGAATACAACGTCTCCAGAAAGGTTTCCACCTTCATTAAACGGACGAGCCGCCCAAGTTTCCTTCTCAACACGAACACTTTCTCCCCAAGTAGCTGCTAAATCTTTAAGCAAGTTACCTAGTTTTACAGTGTCTTCTACTGCTTCTTTCGTTAGAGTAAGACCATCACTCCACGTCCAATACTTCACTAAAAATTCCCATCCCTGAACAGGCGATTTGAATTGTACATCTTGACCTTCTGCCGTATGACGAACAAGGTCTCCAGCACCCAAAATTTGAGTGTTTTTATCACCAGCACCAAAAGCATCTGATTTAACTTTATAAACTTTGTCATATACTGTTGGAGCCTCTAAGTAACCCTCACGCTCTGCCTTATACATATCTTTAACGTAAAGCGCGAGTTGATCAGTTCTAATTCCAGACATAATTCCCCCAAGTGTTAATTATTTTTACTGAATCACTTTTTATTAAGATGTTCCAATTGCGCGCTGTTTAATTGTATTAATCATAACATCAACATAGTTATTATCAACTAAATCTCCGCCAACAATATACAATGTGTCTTCAGCAGATGTTTCAACTTGTGCACCCTGGATGTTACTTGAGATACTAATATCACAAGTCTTACCAATATGATCAGCTGCAAAAGTTCCCGAATTCACTGGAATACGGAAAATTGCAGATGGATCAACAATACAATTCAAAATATCTCCAGCTGTATATGTTGTTCCTTCTGATACTTCAATAGATCCAAGGATCTCTGTTACGCCATCAGCACATAATGTTGCAACGCCAGAATCAAGATATACAAAATGGCCACTTTGCGCTTTATGTGTTTCACTACCAACTGTAGGAACTGGCACAGAAACTTTACCACCTTTGCGCCACCCATATTTTAAATCTTCAGACATAATTCCTCCTATTTTTTGTCACCGGCCTTTTGGCCAATGGTTACATACTCTTCAATATACCACTTGAAAATTTCTTCTTCACTCTGACCGGTGCCTTCCATCATACTAAGCGCCCTTGTTTTATCTTTTTCGGAAAGTGTGTCTCCTAAAGATTTTTTTGGCGCCTTATTGGCTCCGTCAGGTGTTTTAGGTATCTCTCCAACTATCTTAGTTTGCTCTTTACCTTCTTTAATACCTTGCTCTCTGGCTTTCTTAATAGCACTATCATAATATTTACCTTTAGCCCAGAAAATGGAATCTTTAACATCAAAATCTGGATTTAGTAAAATAGCATCATACGTATTATCAAGAAGATGTTTAACATCTGGAGCGAACTGTCGATCAGCCTCCGATAAACCGCTAATTAATTCTTCTCGTTTTTTTGTCGCGACCTTTTGATTCTCTACTGCTTGGGCTTTGGTTCTTTCATTTACTTGCTTTGCTAATTCTGCCCCAGCGATTTCAAGAATAGCTTCATCTGTTAAATTCTCAGCTTGTGCCGGCCACATCGTTTTATAATTTTTCAGAATTACTTCCTGATTTTTCAGAATTTCTTGTCTGATCTGTTCTGAGGTTACTGTTTGCTGAACAGGTTGTGCATTTTCATTCTCATCAACATGTTGCCTTAGTTTATCATACGCTCGTTGACTTGACTGGATAGCTTTCGCCATCTTCATCGTATCTCCGGTATATTTTTCAACTAAAGATTTCCGCTTATCAATAAGCTCAGTTGCCTCTTCGATTGTTAAACCTTCTTCAATTGCTAAAGAACGAATTAAATCTTCCTTTTCAGGCTCCTCTTCGGGATCTTTTTCAGGTTCCTTTTCAGGTTCCTCCTCTTCTTCCTTTTCCGGTTCCTTCGGTGAGTCTTCTTCTGGCTCTGGCTCTTTTTCCTCTTCCTTTTCAGGCTCGGGCTCTGGCTCTGGATCTTTGATAGGTTCCGGTTCTGGCTTTACTAAACCAGCTGCTTCATCTGCTTCTCGTATACCTTCAGCAGCTAACTGCTCTAAGGTTTCTTCGGATAATGGTTGACTTGGATCAAATTCTGTCTTTACACCTTTGACTTCTACCATCTTATTCTCCTTGTTTCAGCGGTCCGTTAGGAGTTCGCTATTCTGTTCAAGAGGTCGCTAGATTGCGAGTTCTCATTAAAGTCACTTATGATTGATCCGGTGCTTCTTTGTTTCAAAAAATCTTTAATTTTCAATTTGGCGTTTTCTTCAATTTCTAACAGTTTAGAAAATTTCACGCCATATGTCGTACACAATTTCATTAAAATATTTATCGCTTCATTTCCAGCCATCATTCTAATCCTAATAATTTCACATTCAAAAGGATGACATCTGGCTAAGTATGAAGCCTTAATAATTACTGTCCTTTGAAAATCAGCGTCAATTTCTTTCTTCTCAACATTTTTTTCTGTCGGATGGTAATTCTCTACTTTCCTAGCATTTTTGTTTCCGTAATCGTGGTCTATTTTATTTCGTTTTTCTAAGAACTTTTTAGCTCTCTCGTTGCTTTCTCTACTGTTCCCCACGTTTACCGTCCCTTTTAACTTGTCTTAACATAAATGTTAAAGCCTTGTATTCTCTTTTAAGCCCTTCAACTTCTAAAACATAAAGCCTGTCAGAAGTAAACATATTTACTTTCATTTTCATAATTTTGTCAATGATCGCTTCTCTTGCTTTTTCTGCTGCGTATTTATACGTTTGAAAAGCTGTCGTATTAATACATGATCTTGCGTGTGCACCTAACTGTGTTACCTTTTCTAAATAACTCTTTTCTCTATCCTGGATTTCCCCCACCTTCTCCTCCTTCGGCTAAATTCGGATTAAAATTTACTGCTTGACCGGTTGTTACGGCTTGCGTAGCCCCCTCTATTGAGGGTTCCGCTGGAAGTCCTGTGGATTGTTGTTGTTCTTCTAATCCTTTAAAATATGCTTGTATAGCTTGCATCGCTGCCTGTGCTTGTTCTTGCTGAAATTGCTCAGGGGACGGAACAATAGAATCAACTTTATTTCTCCATTTAGGGTTATATGAAATCATTACTGTACGTATGGCTTCATAAATACTATTAGGTTTATTAGCAAAATATGGTATTGACATTATCATTTGTAACATCGCCATGTCTTCTTGCTTTTCAGCTATTTTATCTAATGCGAAAACATAAGCGCGTGTTTGAATATTTGTTTTGGCAACCATTTCATCACGGGTAATGTCTTTAAAAATTTTACCACCGGTAATTTGTCCGGCCCTTTGTCTGACTTTAAACTTACGTCCTTCTTTGCTCATCTGATAATACATTTGTAGTATCATACATCCAAATCGTGTCCATGATGGGGCAGCCGTATTTATATAGGCTTTAATATTAATCCCACTACGTTCAAGCAGGGCAAGAGTTTTCGTGGCCGGAGCCCTTGGATCTGTAGGGCTTTCTTTACCAGTCATTCCACCAGAAACACCAGATACATCATCATCCTGGGATTTTAAGAATTGTATAACGGATTCTAAAGATGCAGTATCAATCTGCGGATACTTAACAAAATTAATCGCTTTATTTATGTCATCAGTATCTTCATCAACTGTAAGAGGGATTCCATCGATCCATCTCTTAGCTTCAAACTGTTCAAGAATGTCTGAACCTTGAGCAACAATAGGAGTCAAGACATTTCTAGCATAATTACCATGCAATAATAAATTAAGACAGGCATTTTCGGCGATATTTGAATCTTTCATCAAAGACAGAAAGCTCTTACAGTCTCCATAAAATCCTCTGTTATTTTCAATAGCATAATAAGGTATATAGTCACTATCAAATAAATACCAAGGATAAATAATAGCTCCAAGAAAATGTTTTCTCTCTTCACCCATCCATGTCTTAATCTTAATGTTCTCGCCATCCATTTCAAGATACGTAGTACATTCTAAGATGTCATACATTTTATATTTATAATCAGAAAACTCTTCATCCTTATCGCTTCCCTTTTTTTCTCCTTTAGCTCCCTGATAAATTAACTGATCAACATTTTCAAATTCCCCGCGCTCTTCCATGTCTTTGAGTTCCCAGTAGCTATATGGCTGGCGCTCAACAACTAAATGCGCCTTGCGTAAACCGTCATATCCTTTTGTACTATTTGGAACATAAAAATCATGAATGTCAACGTAACGTCCTTTCGGACTATTATTAATTGTGTCATTATATTCGACAACAATATTAATTTCTTTACCTTCAACAAGCTTATTAACGTATGAAGGATATTCTCTAAGAGCTTCAGGATACGTATCTAAAAATTCTGTGACGCCACGATTAATTGCTCCCATCTCTCCATTCGGCATAATTTTTGGTTCTAGTTCTGGAATATATTTTTCATTCCTTCTCCGTCTAGTTGTTTCATAATCCCATTCTACTTTTTGGATGCCAACAAATTTATTAACACAATCAGTTATCGTAAGATGCAATTCTTTTTCCGGTCTAATTTCTTCGTCCATCGCATAATCTAAAAAGTCTTCTTGTTTTTGAGGAGTAACATAATTGTCTTCACGGGCGTATTCTGGTCGAGGAGTACAATTAAATTTCGGATCTGGTTCTAAGAAAGATTGTTTCATTGCACTAATAACTGCCACAGCTTTAATCCTAGCTTGCCATGTTCTTAAATCAAAATGTAGTTTGTCGTTAGACTTTGACTCGCCATCAAAAAGATTCTGCATTGTTTCCCAGATAGGTTCTAACCCTAAAGATGACCTCTCTTTAACCATCATATCAAATTCATCAAAAACATCTTTGGTTAATTTATCAGATTGCGTTTCACTAAGTTTTAATCTTAGTTTATATTTTGGGATTTCTAACTGTTCTTCTTTTTTTACTTCGGACTGGGGTCTTGTTTCAATTTGCAATTCTTTTTCTTTTGCCATGTTATCCTCCGCAGAAAACAAAAAACCGGTTCCTATTCAGGAGTCGGTTCATTTTGTAGTTCTGGCGCTCTGTAATTATAGTAATTAACTTTTCCACATGTGCATAAAACGGAAAATTTAATAAAGCCTTTTTCTACTCTTCCCGCGTATCTCGCTAAAGGTTTGCGGCACTCAGGATTAAAACATTTTAAATCTTTCACAATATCTCCTTTAACGTATCATACAATTTAATAAATGTCAAGTCTTTTATTGTAATTTGTATATTTTCCGTGTATTTTCCAGCAATCGTTACATAGTCTTGATTGATTGATACAATCTATACCAATAGACGGCGGGCATTTTTGACCAACATGCCTCAAAAATCTTTGCTGGGACTTCGATTTATATGTTGGCTTGTCCATCAATCCTCTCTTGTACCGCGTCAATGTGATCAAGAACTTCTTCTACGCTTCTACGGTCTTCGCTTTGCTTTCTTAGAACCATGCTTTCACCATAAAAATATTCTGTCTCTTTGACTAAAATAATATTATGGCATCCTGGACATTTAAACTTTTCTTCTAGCCATTCTGTTTTAATACAAAATGAGCCCAGTTGCAGAGGGTAGACTCTTTGTTTAAGGTTCTCTGAGAGTATGTCAAATCTCCCCCTACAATATGGACACTTAATCCATTGGAAAGCTTCCCACTCAGGGATGGCTTCTTTTAAGCCGTGTTCCGACGGTATAATTCTTGATTTAGTATTTTTAAGCCATCGTTTTATTTTTCGTATAATCACTTTAGAACTCCATTAATTGTCGAAGAAAAAGTCGGGTCTTTAATCATCCCACGATGCACAGATAACGCGCTCTCTAAATTCTTTCTGAAACTTTTCGCCTTGTCTCTCTGGTCAAATCTGTGATGTTGCATACCGGCGGTTGTTACAACGATGACATCATATGTTTCTGTTTGAATATCATGTACGCCGTCTTGAGAAATGGCAGATTTACCTTCTATTATCTCAACATCTGATACTAATATAATATGATTAATATTAATAATACATCCGTTAAGTAAAATAAATACTGTGTCTTCCATCGTGTTCCTTTCGGTTAAAATCCGAATCCAGCGTTTTGGACTCTTGTGTTTTCGTATTGTCTTTTTATTTTTTTCTTTTTCCACGGATGCTCCTGAATTACAAAGCTTCCAAAGGCCGTTGCCATAACACCGTCATCTTTAAAGCTACCATCGGCTTCTGGCTTCCCGTTATCTTTTACAATAAATGTTTTACACTGTGCGATAATAACTTTATCTCTAAGTTCAATTCCTCCGTCGATCTCTTCACGTAACTGATCTAGTGCGAGAGGTCTTGAAAATCCCGTAGTTGTCCACCCAGCTTTTCTGATACCAATCTTCTTACCTTTTGGGCTATATTTTTTTGTGAAATAAAGATTACAATCCATCTCTTGAAGGTCACGGCATACAGAGTATCCATGATTATTGTTCTCTACCGCTGTCAACGCTCCATGATAATACTGTGCTGATCTTTGAATTTTGTGAGAGAAGTCTTCTGGAGCCCATAACCCATTTGCTACAGCGACGACGTTTCTTGTCAACTTATCTCTTACAACTAAAAAGCTTTCATCACCTTTTGGTAAACCTTCCGACGTATCAGCAGACGCGACATATTGAGCATTAACTTTCGGCATTTCATAAATTCTTAACCAACCAGAATGTGTTTCACGCATTTCAACTTTATGATCCATTAAAATCAAATTGGCTTTAATAAATGTTCCGTACTCAATTTCATCGTAAGGACTTTTACGTGATACGTGTTTCCATACCCTTTGGTCGTCGATCTTTCTTAAATCAAAGAAAGGATAGCCGGATGACAAGAAGTCAATATCTAATTCTTGCGCAATACTTTTACCATCTCTTCTTTCACATTCTGCATCGTACCAATCAGATCTTACCATGCCACCCTTCATTGGAGCTGGCGCTAATACACCTCTATATTTTTTCCAGATACCGTAAGCTTTTGTCCAGTCTTTAATTGGGATTTGTCTTCCAGCGTCAAGATAATAAGCACCTTTACATTTATTTGGATGTCTTGTCCAGTGAAGTTCTATTGCGTTAATTTTTATCTCGCCTTCATTGGCTAACTGTGCAAATTTATTACTTGACCCGTTTGGCGTCGATAAAGCTGTTCTAAAGTTTGTTGCGTCAGCTGCTCCTTCCCATGCCTTAACATCAATATCCCAAAAAGCAAACTCGTCAAATCTTATTTTATATTTCCGTCCACCACGACCAAAATTCTCATTTGTACTTTCACCGGATATTACCGACTTAGTAACAGGATTAATTAACTTCATTTTAGCGTCATGTTTTTTTGGATCGTAACCTTGAGGTAGCATCCACATAGGAAGATAAGATAATATATAACGGAACTTTTCAAAGATTGAATCCATGTCTCCTCGGAGATCAACATAATCTTCTTTTCTTGAACCCCATCGTATTTCAATTCTTTGCGGATGATATAACCAATCATATAAATCATTGACAACAAAAATCCACGTAGCTCCCATATCTCTTGTCTTCTTAACGATGTTATCTTCTTGGTCTTCACAACACTTAGCATCCCAAGCAATAGTCTCATCTTGGAATGGCCAGGTACAGAAAGGTAAATGTTTATCTGGTGTTCGTGGATCATACGTCCAGACAAAACAGTTTATCCAATAAAGTCTATCTTTAGCACATATTTGATTTAAGAGTAATCTGACTTCAGCGTTTTTATGCGCCTCTGACAGAAGGAGGGTTCGGAACTTAATGTTCTTCTCTGGTTCTTTCGGATAATTATAAATTTCCACTAGTTGTTTCCGTGAAAAAGCAAGCCCTTCAATCGGGTCATACACTGACCGCGAGTTAAGCCTTGAATTTCTCCGGCTTTCGTTTTGTCGTTAAGTTCGGCGTAAAAATTTTCTGTCTTCGTGATCTTTTGTTCTGGCTTACCATCGATACGACTAATAATATCATGGATGATTTTTGTGTCTCCCGCCAACCCTTTCTGGATGAGAATGATACTGAACATCTCGGCAACGCTTACAATTTCAACCTGCCCCGTCTCGTCATTAATAACTTCAACGTCTTCTTTAATGTGAGCTTTTAACATCTCAGTAAGTTCTGTTTGAAACTTTTTGCGTGTTTTAGGAAACCAAATTGGTGCGTCTGATTTTTTGGACATGTCTTATTATTACCATATATATTAATATTTGTCAAGCTTAATCTTCATTCTCTTGAAGACAAGGTTTAAATCCATTTTTTTATTACCCCCCAAAATTCTGTAGCTATCCAATAGCCTGTACCAGCTACCAGAATCGTATACATTATCATTAATGCTATAAATTTAGCTTCCATTATTCGTATTCCTTTACGTGTTTATATGCTAAATAATGTATCTTAGCATCTTCAATCCACTCAGGATCATTCATCTTGGCCTTAGTATATCTCACAATCTCACCTAATCTTTCAGGATAATGCTTCTTAATCATCTTCACCGCAAACCTCTCAGCTATAACCTCATCTTCAACATCTCGTATGCTATTCTCGCCCTTTCCTCGCCATCCGTACTTAACGTGCCCTATCTCATGAAAAACCCCGCAAACAACCATCTCATCCGGCCATTGTTTTAAATATTCAGGGTTATACATAACATTGTATGTTTTCCCTTCTTTAACCTCTTCTACAATCAAACAACTAGAGTATCTTCTGTCAATTCTTACGTTAATTTTTATGACCGGTAAAATTTCCCGGAACCAATAACTCAATAACCCCTCTACTTGAATTTCTAACTCTGTTGGCTCCATCAGTACCACCCAAACAACGTACCCGTGTCTTTCATCAAATAAGCTATCATTATCGCTAACTCTGTATCCATCACCATCTCCTTACCTAACAGCTGTGTAGCGCTTCGCCTACCGGCCTACTCACGCTCGCCCTTGTCTCTCGCTACGTAGCTGTTACTTTAGCATGGATTAAGCCAAATGTCAACAACAAAGAAAAATAAAAAATTTTGGTGCATACTCTTTCATTTAAACTTCATGCAAAAAATCTAATAAATTTTATCTGGAGGGGGGAGGGGAGGTAAACACATATAAGGT